AGACAGTGATTCATTTAGATTTAATATATGCGATAACTTCTTTTGCATCCCGCAGTTCAGATTTCTCTACTGCCTGTTCAATATAGTCGTGGCGCAGATCTTCTAGCGCATTCATCAGTTCATCAATTACAACTCGTTTCGGCAGAATACTCTCGCCATTTAAAGTCATTGACGTTATCTTATACGGGCTGTATAGTGCAGCCAGAGTTTCTGGGGTCAGGCGAACCCATCCTTGTTTCTTGTCCATCAACCTCTCCTCATAGTGGCAATTTCAATAGCTTGTTCGTCAGAGAAAATGGGCACAGCATTAGACTTGTGCATAGTACCGATGCCCTTGATTTTGTCACCAGTATAAACAGGCGCAGCTTTCTTGGTACAATCGTGGAAGCCACTGTTCAGTGAAGGATAGTGTTTAGTTTCACGAACAAAGGGTTTGGGTGCAGAGTATGAAGAAGAAGCCTGTTTGAGAGGCTTCTTCGGTTCATACTTCTTCATGAGTTTATCCCACTCAGCAGCAAGTTCACGCTGCTTGGCATTGGGTTTACGCTTCTTGGATTTACCAAGCGATGAATGAATAATAATCATAAAGGTATTATATATCAATTATCAGGGTAAGTCAAGTCCAGTGCTTGCATGAGTTTGCGCTTCACACGCAGGTTTGGTTGCCTGTAACGCTCAGTTGCAGTAAACCCAAGCATAGTTCCAACCTCAGTAACAGCGCCAGAACGACAAATGCCAGCATGGCAGTGCACCATCACGTTCATACTTCTAGCTCTTGCACGACACAGAAGTTCAGCGATGTTTGCTGCTTGTTGGTCGGTGATCTTGAAGTCGTCGTCGAAGCCATCTTCGTCTTCGGCATCTAGAAACTCAAAGCAATGAACTTCTTTGAATTGACGTTTAGTTGGCTTGAACTCCGTAGCTGGATCTTGAATCCGAATAAGCATGACATTCTCGCCAAGGTCGCTGTGATGACCGAGGTGAATATCACTCATGCTACAGTTTTCAATCCAACGAATCACAATACATTACTCCAAGTCTTTAGTTTCTCTCGCTTCTTTTGTGCATATAGAGAAACTCGCGTCCAATCAATGATACCTTTTTCTTCCATCAGATCGAACATACAAACCAAATCACCAATTTCTTCTTCTAGGTGTTCTCGGTTAGTTTGCCCTTTGTGGACTTCATCAATACCGAACCGAAACACTTTGCTAATTGCTTGCGTGACTTCAGCGCATTCTTCTTGCGCAATTAGCATCACTTCACGATCAACCGAATTCATTATAAAACTCCAATTCAATTTCCCACTCATCACACGCATAGATGTAATACATTTCATCTAGGAATTCTTGATAGCGAGCATCAAGCTGAAACTCGTTTTCTTCCTCAGCAGCTTCCTGCAGAAGCAGGTTAATTTCATCAATAGTCATCATATCCCCAGTCTTTTTTCTCACCGTATTTCTCATTCCAATCATATCCAGCATTATACGCTTCAAGCTGATCTTCTTCCAGCGTCAATACTCGATCACTCTGACCAGTGGCACCTACATAATAATGAGGGTTACGCGGACGATCATAATAGGAATCGGCTGAACCTCTATCGAAAGGACCACCGTGTCGGTCGTCATACACCTTACCGTTGAAAGTTCCATACTTTTCGTAGCTCATGTAATCTCCTATCACTATAAGACTATTATACAGGATTTTCCAATTTTAGTCAAGCACTTTTTGTAAACTCGACGATCTTGATGCCAGCCTGTTTCAGTGCAGATTCGCATACAGGACAGGGTTTAGCCAGCAGGGGTTGACCTTCCTTACCATAACGAGTAACAAGGATGCGATGGGCTTTAGAAAGGTCTTTGCAACGGACGATAGCGTGAATTTCAGCGTGTAGAAACTGCTTATCCGGAAGACCTACTTTCTCTGCATGTTTAGCCTGCAGGGTATGGGTTTTAACATAAGAGTTCTTTCCGATGCTTAATACTTTACCCTTACGGTCGTAGATAATAGCAGTGATGTTTTGCTTAGTAGCCATAGAATTACTCAATCAACCCTAACACCGTTATTTTACCCCTAAGTCAAATAAAAGTCAAGCACTTTTTTACCTAAATACAACTATGCATACTTTCATGCATGTAAAATAGGAAGGTGAGATGGAACTGACACTACAACAATTAAAACAGTTGCTTCCAAAGAACCCGTATGTTGAACACTGGCATCGCGCTTTAGCTCAATTATTGCCAGAATATGAAATTAACACCCCACAACGCATAGCTGCATTTGTTGCACAATGCGCCCATGAGTCGGGTGGCTTTATGGTTCTTAAGGAAAACCTGAATTACAGGGCTGCAACTTTAAGAAAGATTTTCCCAAAGTATTTCCCAACAGACGCTATGGCTGCAGAATATGCTGCAAAGCCAAATAAACAAGAAGCAATTGCAAACCTTGTTTATGCAAATCGTATGGGTAATGGTGGACCAGAAACTGGTGACGGATATCGCTATTGCGGTAGAGGTTTGATTCAGTTAACTGGTAAAACAAACTATACTTGGTTTGCCGCATCATTAGGTATTCCAGTAGAAGAAGCCGCAGAGTATCTTCAAACTTTTGAAGGTGCTGCTCAATCCGCTTGCTGGTTCTGGGAAACTAATAACCTAAATCGTTTCGCTGATGCTGGCGATATTAAAGGATTAACAAAGGCGATCAATGGTGGATTTATTGGTCTTGAAGACCGTATTAAACATTATGAACATGCCCTACATATACTAGGAGTTCACTAATGAATGACCGCAAGTTAGTTAGATGGTTGTTATTGCTTTTGTTGCTACCAATTGGTTTAGCCACATGCAGTAAAGAGCAATTTCGCTATCCATGCCAAAACCCAGCTAACTGGGATAAAGATTACTGTAAAATGCCTTTATGTGATGTGACCCGTACTTGTCCAGAGCACATCTTTAAAGGTCAACGCGACCCGCGATTAGGACCCCCAAAAGATGATTTCAAAAATCCCGTTGTACCTGCGCCAACTCCTGCAGGATCTAATCAAGGAGGAAATTGTGGAAAATAAAAACACATTCATCTACACCGAAGAACAACTGATGGCTCGCCTGAAGTTCTTCATTGGTATTTGTTTATCATTGACATTGTTCGGTATTGTGTTTGTTGTTTTGTATTCTTTGATTTTCGTTACTCAACCGTTGAACGCTATTTCTCCAATTGACCAAAAATTCTTTGAGTTGATTGTTCCTATTGCTACTTTCTTGACTGGTACTCTATCAGGTATCATGCTTGCTGGTAATAAAAAGGAAGACCAGGAAGCAATGATTCAGGCACAGAAACTAGCGAATGATAATTTTGAAGCAACTAAAAAGATGATGACGGCACCACCGCCAGCTGCTCCAGTTTACGTTCAACAACCAGTGTATCAAGCACCAGCTCAATTTCAACCACAAGTTGTTATGAGTTCTACTGGTAAACCTATGCCTGTTCAACCAGAACAACCAGAGATTTAATCTATGTCTTTTTTGAAAAGCATGTTACAGGACGGACATGATAGGTCATGGAGTAGCAAACGCATTGTTACTCTATTGGCTTTTATCCTAGTGTCCGTTTCGTTTATTGCTGATCAATTTACTATATACAAGGCAAATGAATCTTTGTTTGAATCAATAATATATTTGGTGATAGCAGGTTTAGGTTTCACTGCTTCAGAAAAGTTTACAAGAAAGGATAAACCCAATGAATAAATTAGTCGCACTTCTAGTGGCAAGTATGATGTCTATTGGCGTTATGGCTGCTGAAAAAGAAAAGGTTTGTATTGACGTCAAGGATGCAAAAACTGGTAAAGTAAAACAGGAATGCAAAATGATGAAGAAACACCAAAAACTTGAAGGAACTAAAGTTCCTGAAAAGAAGTAAAAAGAAAGGGAGCCTTGGCTCCCTTTTTTATTTCCCATTAGCTAACGGGTTATCTAGTGCCCTCTGTATCTTTCTATCAATATTATTTTCCATACTCTGTAGTTTCTTATCTACTCCACTTTCAACTTGCTTCAGTTCTCTACGAACTTCATTAACGTCTTGAGAAGTTTCTCTCTGAGTTTGTTTAGCAGAACGCTCAACTGAATCAACGACAGTTTCTAAACGACGAATATCGTTCTTAAGATCGTTTTTAATATCACGTGAATATTCTGTCATCTTGCTAGTATTAGCGTCTAGAACTTCCATCTTCTTATAGATTTCAGTTAGATCTGGAGAAACGTATTCCGCAATCTTTTTCTTCATACCCATGTAGTCTTTATAAACTTCAAACGTTCCATATAAACCGCCAAGTAATGATGAAACGATTGTGAAAGCAACCATTAGTTTGGCTGGTGTAAACTCATAACCACCAATACTAATTACAGTATCTTTACTTGCATACTTTTTAGCAGCAGCTTCTAGGTCGTCTACCTTTTTATTTACATCTACTTTTTCTGTCATTTTAGTTTCCTCTATTATATTGAGATTCTACGATCTCTTTATGTAATTTGTCTGATGGACCATAAAGCCCAAACCCTAAATTTCTGTTGTCTACATTCTTTTGGTTTCCGTAGACAACCACTGGTTTATAACCAACAACGTCTTTCATAATGACTGCAGAATAAGCATCAAATCCTGGAGTAAACCCCATTGCAGCAATAATAACATTCTGTACTTGCTTCTGAGTTTCAATATCAGCAATCTTACCCATTTCGTTGGCTAAGTTCTTGCCCTTCTCAACTGCCTCTTTCTTTGCAGCTGCTGCTCTACGTTCAGCTAACTGTTGCCTTGCAGTGGGTTGTGGCTTCTCTCCACCTTGGTTTTGTTGACCTTGCGGAACAACTTGTTGACCTTGTGGTTTTTCTGCAGGTGGTGCTGGCTTTTCCATAGGTTTAGGAGCTTCTACTTGTGGTGATACTACCAAAGGTACAGTCGCGGTCGCAGCTTGCGCAGGTGAAGCTGAAGTAGCAGTTGTGGTAATAACATTATTTACGGCTTGGTCAGTAACCACGGCAATTTTAACTTCACCCGTTGAGTCGGTTGTTGGTTCAGATTGTTTTGGCGCTGACTTTGCTATTACTCCAGCATTTGCAACTGTTGAAGCAGTACCTTGTTGTTCTAGAAGCATTTTAGTCGCATATGCTTCCGCATAATTTGGACAGAGTCTATCATATAACCCGTTTAACGAGCATTGCTGATTAAAATAAGCAGTTTCATAACCCTCGCATGTGGTTGAATATAGAGGATTAATCGAACACTGATAATTTAAATAAGCTACTGCATATCCTGGACAGTTAACATTATACAATGGGTTAGCTGTACATTGCTGATTAAAATATGCTTGTTGATAACCAGAACATGAAGTGCTATAAAGAGGATTTGTCACACACATTGCGTCTGTATAGCCAGGGCAGGTTGGTGATGATAGTGGATTTGTTGTACAAATATCAACGCCAGTGCTATCAACTGACCAGTTACCTAAAGTCCTAGGAACACCAACGCCAAAGTATATTTCATTCCATTGCCCCAGCGTTGGGTCGCCAATAGTACCAATCCATGTCTGTTGGTTTGTTGTATTAATTTGGGTGTAGTTGGCGCCAATAAAACCGCTTGGACGAATCTCTAAACTAAAACTGTTTAGATTATTGGAATTGCTAATTTCTGGTAAGTTATTCCAGAAATAACGTTGGTATCTGTTAGTGCCTTCAGTGCTGAAACTAGACTGCCCCGTTGGGTATAAGTCAGTCCACATCGGCGCAATCATATAGCTAAATTGCGGAGTTGTGGTTGTAGG